CCATATAGGAGAGTTTAAAGTATGTCCGCAAAAAACTTCAAATTTGTATCACCAGGAATTTTTATCAAGGAAATTGATAAGTCAATTCTAGAAGTGCCAGCAGGTGCAATTGGCCCTGTAGTTATTGGACGAGCAGCAAAAGGTCCATCAGGTCGACCAATCGCAGTTCGTTCTTATTCTGAGTTCGTTGAAATTTTTGGTGAGCCCATTCCTGGAATCGTAGAAGAAGATGTTTTTAGAAATGGGAACAAATTAGGACCTACATATGCTGCATACGCTGCAAAAGCTTGGTTAAGAAACAATTCTCCCCTTACATTTATTAGGTTGCTTGGTGAAGAACATACTTCTGCCACCACATCAGGTAAAGCAGGATGGGGCGGTGGAACCACTAGTGGTATTGCTAAATTGTTGCAAGGCAATAGCAACAACTACGTAACTGAAGGCTCTACTGAAGGCGGTGGCGCTTATGCACTTTGGCTTTTTGACGGCACCCTTCAAATTGAAACTCAAGGAATTGACGGAAACACAGATGCCAACCCCGCTACTGGTTCTTTGGCTGCTATTTTCTATTGCAATGCAGATACAACTATTGCTTTATCAGGTGCAATGGACTTTGATAGAACCACTCCAAGTCACTATACTGCTTCTCAAGCAGCAACAATTGGAACCAGTTCTGCCGGAACTTTGACTATGTTAATCGGAACGCCAAATCAACTCCATTCTGGAGCACTTGGAACTGGGAGTGCTTTACCTACAGCAGTTGAAAGAATCGACTTTAATTTTGATCGCACTTCAGACTCTTTTATTAGAAAGGTGTTCAACACAAACCCAACTTTAACTAATACAACAATTACGGCGACAGAGAGTAAAGGATACTTTCTAGGTGAAACATATGAAGGCTTCGTTGAAGAAAAACTTGTCAACGAGTCTGGAACCACCGGCTGGAATGCTGTAACTCATGGCCTACTGATGGGTCTAAAATCGAGAGATAGCGAGAAAGACGGCGCAGATTTCAAAATGACAAGAAAAAATGCATATACTGGATGGTATATTTCTCAAGACACTGGCGCCCCCGGAAATTATAACAATGAAGCAACACAGAAACTTTTCCGATTTATATCACTAGATCAGGGCGAATGGACTCAGAATAATATTAAGATCTCCATTCAAGATATCAAGTTTCCAACAGACAAGTTCAACAAATATCCAACGTTTACTGTGGCGGTTAGAGTCATCGATGATAAAGATGCAAATCCTCAGTTTTTGGAAATGTTTACTGGCTTGACTCTTGATCCTTCTTCTCAAAACTACATTAAGAGAAGGGTTGGTGATAAGTATTGGAAATGGAATGCGACGGAATCCAGATATAGAGAATATGGTGAATACTTTAATAGATCGAAGTACCTTCGCGTTGAAATGAATGAAGGTATAGATCTTGGAGCAGTCGGAGAAGGTCTTGCACCATTTGGTGTTTATGGCCCCTATCGCTTCCAAAATGCCTTAAATGTAACAGGAACCGTAGACTCCGGCTCCTTCACAGCTGGCACAACGCCATTTAGCACGCTGCACGCATATCACATGATTGTTGGTGATCGCCAAGTTGCCCTTCCAGGGTCCGGTCTCAAACATTATACTGGTGACGAAGGCGACGCCGTGGTATACATGAACCTGTTCTCGTCCTCTCTGAATCAAGACTCTAGTGCAGGGACCAAGGCAGAAACTTATTTTGGTGAAAACGGCAGCACTAATGATCGCGCCGATCACACCTCCCGCCAAATGTCTTCTTCTTTCTACTTCCCGGAACTGGGACTGCGCCAAAATGCAAAAGAGGAAGATATTGAAGATGCCAGAGTAGCGTATTGGGGTGTAAGAACTAGAAGAAGCGGATCTAACATTTTTGATGATAGCGTCCGCGATGTCATCCGCGCTCTGCCTGGTGGAATTGATGCATGTAGAGACGGCGGAGATAACTATACAAACCATTCGTGGATTTTTTCACTTGATGATATCAATGAAGAAACAACAACTGGCGATTTAGCTACATATGAGTCTGGAAGCCGCGCCAATAGCAAGAGTTATACTGCTAATAATAGCGCAAAGAAACTTGTCAATGAAAAGAAATGGAACAAGTTTACAACTCTTCTTCATGGCGGCTTCGACGGCTTCGATGTTACGGAGAAAGAACCTCTTAGGAATTCTCTGCTGGATAATGGAGCTACGGAAAAAGATAATTATGCCTATAATACCGTTAAACAAGCAATTCAATCAATCAGAGATCCTGAATTGTTAGAGTATAATATTGCTGCAGTTCCCGGTATTACTCAGAAAGATTTGACAAAGCTTCTGGTTGATCAGTGCGCAGATCGTGCAGATGCTCTAGCCATTATTGATCTTGAAAACAGTAGTGACTCAATGGGTTCTTACGTTCCAAACACAGAGGGAACCACTTCTGAAAAAGATCGTGTTGATAATCAAAGCATCGACACTCTTAGAACCAAACTTGAAAACAGAGAAATTAACTCAAGTTATGGTTGCACTTACTATCCATGGGTTCAAATTAGAGACAGAAGAACTAATATGATGTTAAAAGTTCCACCATCTGTTGTTGCGATGGGTGCGATGTCTTTTAGCGACGCGCAGCAGGCTCCTTGGTTTGCTCCTGCAGGGTTTACGAGAGGCGGACTTTCTAATGGCGCTGCAGGTCTAAGCGTTGTTGGGATTACTCATAAACTCACTTCTGATGATAGAGATAAACTTTATGAGGCAAACATTAATCCAATTGCCACTTTCCCCGCAGAAGGGATTGTCGTTTTTGGTCAGAAGACGCTTCAAGTGACACCATCTGCTCTAGACAGAATTAATGTTCGTCGTCTTCTTATCTTCCTCAAAAAGGAAGTATCTCGAATCGCTGCAACAACATTGTTTGAACAAAATGTTCAATCAACTTGGTTGAGTTTTAGCAGCAGAGTCAAGAGATTCCTTAGCGGTGTAAAGAGTCAATTAGGTCTCACCGATTACAAAGTTATTCTCGATGAAACAACCACGACTCCAGATATGATTGATAGAAATATCATGTATGCTAAGATTTTCTTGAAGCCTGCGCGCTCAATTGAGTTTATTGCTCTTGACTTTATTATTACAGATTCTGGAGCATCTTTTGAGGATTAATCAAAGAGTTTTTATAAGGCTTACTATTTAGTATTGAGGAGAAATTAAAAAAATGCCAACGAACAAATTTTGGAGTGATGCGAGTTTAGAACCAAAAAGGCAGCATAGATGGCTGTTGTATATTGGTGGAGAGCCCATTGCCGGATCCACCGCCGGCACAGTAGGTATTCCTACTTATGTTGTTAAAAAGGTTGATAAACCAAAGTTCTCAGTTAATGAGACCACCCACAGTTTTTTTGGCCACAAGTTTTATTATCCTGGAAATGTTGAATGGCAAGAAATGTCCTTCACTCTTGTAGACCCTATCGACCCGGATGTATCTAAGAAACTATATGATACTTTAATTTCGGGTGGCTATGGCGCGCCAGAGTCTCAACCGGTTAGCACAGTTTCAAAAAACAGACTCGTGTCTGCGTTTGGAAATATCATTACGCTACAGCAATTAAGTCCAGCCAACGCCGTTCTAGACCAATTTCAATTAATTAATCCATGGGTTAAAAATGTTGAATTTGGTTCTCTAGATTATGAATCTGATGCGATGGTTGATATTACCGTAACCATCCGCTATGACTGGGCAAACTTTAGTTTAATTGGTGGTTAACAACTACATAAAAATATAATATAATATTGAGCTAACAACTAAGAGGTTAATATGTCAGTTAGAAATAATCAGGATAGAGTCGGGGTGACCAACCCTGATTCTGATTTTCCTGTGATGCAAGATAGCGAGGGAGATAAATTCTCCTTTCCAACACCAACAGAATTTGTTGAATTACCTTCAAAAGGAAGGTTTTACCCGGAAAATCACCCATTGCACAATCAAGAGGTTGTTGAAATTCGGTATATGACTGCAAAAGACGAAGACACTTTGACATCTCAATCTTTAATTAAGAAAGGTCTAGTGTTCGACAGACTGTTGCAGAATATTCTCGTTGATAAAACTATTAACCCAAGTGAATTGCTTGTTGGTGACAAATCTGCCATTTTAATTGCTTCAAGAATTACTGGTTATGGCTCTGACTATGATGTTAACATTGCATGCCCTTCTTGTGGTATCAATTCAACCAATTTATTTGATCTCGAGGAGATATTAAAAATAAATCATGGCGAAGACTACGACACAAATGAGGCCAAGTTGACGCAGAATGGTACATATGTCGTTATGCTTCCACTTACAAAAATAGCAGTTGAGGTTAAACTTATCAGGGGAGAAGACGAGAATAATCTACTAAAGTCTGCAGACAAGAAAAAGAAGCTTAAATTACCAGAAACAACACTGACAGATCAGTTTAGATCAATTGTTATATCAGTCGACAACCACCGCGAACTCTCAACCATTAA